GATTCTACTTGTGTTTGTATATCTTCTCTATATGCAGCTAACATTCTAGAAATCTGTGCAGTAGAACAACCAAGTGCTTCTGCTGCTTCTTTAGAAGTTATGTTATCGTTTACAACATCTAAAGCATAGCTTTCATCTATAAACTTTTTATATAAACTACCTCTACGTACTGTTGCTGACTTAGGTTGATTTAATTCTTTAACAGGTAACTCATAATCTTTACCATCTTTTTTAGCTCTATAAGCTCTTTGTGATTCTCTTTTATAACATCTATTAGAACAATACTTAGTAGAGTTCTCTGGTAATGCTTCGTTGCAACTTTCTGAGATGCAAACTACATTTACCATTTAACTTTATCAGCCCAGTAAGCTGCAGACATTTTTCCTTTTTTGATGTTCTTAGCGTGTCTTGCTTTAAAAGACTTTCTTCTAGCTTTAGATTTAGCATCAGTTTTTTTACCTGCACCAGATACACCTTGTTGACCAAATCTAATAAGTTTGACTTTGTCACCTTGTTTTGCTAGTACAGCATGTGACTTGCTAGCTTTTGGTGTACGTTTAGGTTTATTGTAACCTGAGAATCTCTCGCCTCTATATACTATAGCCATTACTTCTTTTTCCTTACTGCCCTAGATTTTTGTACAGATTTCAAATCAATGTACTTACCTTCTTTATAAAGCTTAGCAGTCCTTTTTATCTCAGCAGCTACTTTAGACTTAGGTTTCTTTTTGTTCTTAAGATACTTAGCAGGAACGCCTTTCTCATAAGGAACTTTACGTTTACTTTTTTTTGCTGGCACTTTTACGCTTCTTCTTTTTAATATCGTTATCTTGGGAGTGTCCGCCTTTAATAAAGCTATTTACTCTACCCATTGCCCATGCTTGCATAGATGCAGATTTAGAACCTGATGACAAATAAGCACCTTGTCCACGTCTGTAGACTCTAGCTAACTGTCCATATGTGTATTTTGATTTACTAGCTTTATTCTGTAAAGTTTTCTTTGTAGTTGCATTGATAGGTTTTCTTGCTGGTTTCTTAGCCATTACTCTTCTTCACTTTTTTTAAGTTCTATCATTGCTTGCATATTCATATTATAGTCATCTACAAATTTTTCTATTAATGTATCTATCTTGCTGATGTTAGGACTTTTGTTAATTATTTTGCTTCCACATGCATCAGATAAATCCATTGCCCATTCTTTTAACAAAACTTCTTTTGTAAAAATATTAGGTCTGTTTTTTATTCCACCAAGTTTAGACATGTTACTTCATGCCTTTCTTACTCTTCCTCACGGCTTTGTAAGCTGTTTTTTTCCCGCTTTTGCTGTATGGCATCGTATCTCCTCAATTTTTTATTATACTCTGTGCAACCTAAGTTCTTGCAAGCCTTAAACTTTCTAAAGAAAACTAGAGGCAAATTACAAGAGTTGCATATTCTTATCATTATGATATCATAACATACCCATGCAGGATAAAAAGATTCAAGAAAAAGCTAGAGAAGTTGCTCTTAACTTAGAACAGCTTATGGCTAAAGTAGATTTTAAATACAACAGACATCAACCTTGTTTAGTCTGCAAAGAACAATACCGACATCACCTAGATGGTTTACCTTGTATTTCTGATACAGAGAGAAAAACTATTGTACGTGTAGACCGTTGGGGTAATATACGCCCTATGACTCGGTAGGGTCATACATAGTATACTTAAGCGTTAATTCAGTACCCATTGGTATTTGATACATTGTTCTTAAATATTTAAACCTACCTATTTCATATAACTTACAATTAGGTTTCTCACTATGATTTATAAAACCACCTAGTGGTGTACGAAACAATTGTGTTGTCTCAGCGTCTGATATATGCGTAACCCCAAGCACTTCGTTCTTTTCTAAGTCTTCAAGAGTAAATAAACCTAGACCTTCTATCTTGCTAGGTTGCAACATTAAATAACTAGGAAGCGGTCTGTAAGACATTGTTTACTATCCCTTCTTCTACTTCGATTGTTTTTACTACACCCGTGTCGAGCAGTTCCCCCACAGGTATAAGCAGACTCCGTGAAAAAAATTTTTTATTATCTGCATGGACTATCTTGTGCTTATCCTCCATCAACCAGTTTACAATAAAGGGTATGAGGTCTTCAGGTTTCCAGTAATAAATTGTGTTTGTTGGGTGTTGCCAGTAAAACATGTAGTCTGCAAAGGTCTTGAGCTGACACCCTATAGAGAGTTTTCCGTCATGATGACATATCTGGAACTCTAGGGCTACATTCCCTGTTTCATGGGATTGTGTATCTGTTTTTACTTCTATGTACTTATAGCCTAATTCGTTGTTTATAACAAAAAGGTCTGCCCCTTTCATCTGCTCATCATACTTAGCTGGTCGGCAGATAAATATAGCTTTACCTTCTCTATTAGTTTGTGATTCATAGTATTTTCTAACTAGGGTTTCCCCTACTTTCCCTACTTCATTTTGTGTATCGAATGTAAACATAATCTCCTCCTGTAAATTGTAACTTGTTTTAATTTATTATACTGTTATGGTAGTTATAACAAATAGTTTTTTTTGACTATAAGGTTACAGGTAAGAGCTATCGGACGGCAAAAAGCATCTTGCATACTCTTGTTAGTATGGACTGGGATTACCACAAAAGATGTACCCAAGGACCTTAAAAAGAAAAAAATTCAAAATTTTCAATAGGTCTCCCTATATGTCCGCTATATTCCGTTGTTCACCCTACTAGCACTAACGCAATTCAGCTATAAAATAAAGGTTTCATTTCTTTGTTTTATAGCAGTATCCTGCTAAAATACTACACTAGGGAAGCTGGTGTATCCTGTTTGGTAAACCTGTAATGTAACCTGTAACTTGAATCACGCAAGTGATTTATTACTAAAACAATTACCAGTTTCCCCCTTTTTTATACCTCAAGAATTACCAAAATATTCCGAGATACTTACGTATATATACCACCCCTACCCCACATTGACATCCTACGCATATCCGTACGCGCACAGTGCAGGTGTGTTGTGCAGGGTTGTTATAGGTTATAATATATTATGTGTGGCTCTTAGCGTCTTTGTTAGGATTTGTAGATTATTGTAGGATATACGGACTGCTTTAAGTCAATACCATACATAGTACGTTAAACATTCCTTTAGCTATTGCGACAAGCAGGTATCGTAACTCAAGCTCTTTTGAATATGGATATGTTCAATTTCACGCTAGCTTTCTAGCACATTAGTAAATTTCTTTTGTAACAAATATATCGGCTAACGCCGAGAGGGGATACAAAGTCACTTGACAAACGTGCTCTAAGCAGGTGTGTAAAATTAGTTATAAAGAAAGGATAAAAAATTATGGCTGGTTACAAAAATAATAATAAAGACTATGACATTGATGGTATCGGGGAAAGTGATTACTTCGGTATTAAGAGAGTTCATGGTAAGTTATCACGTGATGGTAAGAGTGCATTCTATATCTGCAAGATGGTAGATGATATGGGGAATAGAAAAATTCTACATAAAGAGCCTCTTACTAATTACAATGCTTATATGCAGTTTAAGAGTTTGGTGCTTAACAATCCTCAAGCTCTTAAGAAAGGTACTTATAAGCTAAACGCAGATGGTACGCTCTCTAAGGCTCTTATCAAGGCGTTAGGGACTAATACTATCGCTAAGTTAGATGGTGTGCCTACTATCGCTGAAACTAAAGCTGAGATGAAATCTTGGTCTAAATAATGTGTGCTTGTGAACAAAAAGTTTCTCATGTTGCATCTGTACTAACTTCAGATGTTTACTTGTGTGACTTAGGAACATTGCATACATTTCACGAATAACGTAGATTGGTTGTTGTGGGAATTTTTCGTTCCCACTTCAGCCATTTTTTTTGTTGACACGTCAGCCGACTGAATATGTATCCAACCACAGCCTACCCACCCCTAGCCCCTATATAATGTAGAGAACTTGACACGTCAGCCGACTGAATATGTATCCAACCACAGCCTACCCACCCCTAGCCCCTATATAATGTAGAGAACCCTAGACTACGAGCGTGTCGCCACAATATACGCCACGCCACGCCACGCTACACCCCTTATAATGTAGAGAACCACAGACTACGCTGGTATATTCAGGGCTTATATGCGTACGCAACATAATGTAGAGAAAGTCAAAAAAAAAATTTCTCCTTAGCATATGTGTAAAGAGTACATAGAGTACATAATGCTTAGAGGTTGTCAAATCTTCTCTCTATATAGAGGCAACTTGCAGACTTTTTGTCGACTGCTAACTTGATGATGTCGCCGAAACCGACAGTAAATATATATATTATAAAGGTATATATGAAAGGATATGT